GATACCGGGTGTTCCAAATGTTTCTATTCTTGTCCAAAAAATATTAGGAGTTATTGATCTAACATTCTTCCAAAAAGTCGATTCCTTTCCTCGCTTTGTAGTAGAACTTTTTTTCTTTCCTCTGCCTCTGTCTGATTGTTTCTCTCGTTTCGATAATGCGAACTTCGTCTCCCTCGACAACAACAAGTCTGACTCTAAGTTCTTTTTGTTGTGGTTTAAGTTTGTTGCCAGAACCTCCGACTGCTTTGCCATTTACAATCCTAGTCCCTCTCGATGTCTTGACATCAAAGTATCTTGCTCTTCCGTTTGCAGGATTGACAACAACAATATCAATTGGGCCTTGTTCGCAGACGTTAGTAAATACGTAGTAGCCCTCTTCAAGAAATTTGTTTATCGCTTTGTTTAGGCTTATCGTTGCCTTGTACTGTCTTGGGTTCAATTCTCATATCCTTGTGTTCGATGATAACTTCTTTGCGCATTTGTTTCAACAGGTTATCTACCTCTTCCAAGGACAGACTATCAATACCTTTTCCAGATTGTTTCTCTTTTTTCTCGTAATATCCAGCTGCCTTACCTCTACTTATCTCTGCTGCCAAAGCAGTTTTCAAGTCTGGTTTCATTTCAAAGTCATTGACATCATTAGTTGTAGGATTCTCTGCACGAAGCCCTATCTCGTGAAGTCTACGCATATGTGTGGCAGGGGATATCTTGTATTTATTCCAGAGATCTTCCTGCAACGCTCTAATATAAGCGTGAACTTTAGGAAACTCTTTTGGACTTTGTAGTTTTGAAGCAGTTATTCTTGCAGAGTTTTCTGCATATCCTGCTAAGATTGCACACTCTGTTGCAGTCTTTCTATTCTCTTGAGCTACTAGGTGTTCTGCAAAAGCTATCTGCTTTGGTGTTAATTCATCTCGCATTTCTGCAAGTTCTTTTGTTAAAACTATGGGGTCACCTGGACTTCTAAATTTCATATTAATCCTCTATAAAGAAGAAATTTTACCAAATCAAATAAAAAATATATACAAAATAGATCTGCGACCCCCCTCAGAAGAATATGTTATTCTTTCGAAGAATGACTGAAAGAATGAATAATTTGTCTACTATTGTTGATATACTTTGATAATAGCTTGTCGAAGAATGAAAGAGTGAGATTTGAAATATTTTAAAAAATATTTTTTTATTTTGAAAATATTCTTCTTTAAGGTATCTTACTCTTTGTCCATGGTCATTGGTTAGTGGTTCGTCTCCTTTCCGAACCTTATACTTACTTTCCTCCTTTTTTTCATAGTAATCAGTTGACCTTGGGCATTGACATTCTTATATAAATCTCTATATTATTATATATAACATACAGAAAGAGGTTCATTATGGAAGAACAACACGTAAATAGATTAGTACAAGCAACTAAAAACTCTCTAGACGAAATGTCAGTAGAGCAGCTGAAAGAGATAGAGAAACATATTATAAAGGAACTTGAGAGACGAACAATCAGAGTTCCAGAAAAAGACGATGGATATAACAGTAAAGATAGACCCTCGTAATAAAAACGGCATGAGCTTTTCTAAAACTTTTATTGGGAACAAGAAAGATATTCTACCCTACGTTCAAAGATATATTCAAGAGCATGGTCACATGGAAATAGAGGTAACATCTCAAGATGAAAACCCAGATGTAACTCATGCAGAATTATTTTTAGATTTACCAAAGGTCGAAGACCCCGGTCAACCATACAACGACAAGTATGTTTTAGACAAAAGAGATGAGGCGAGTGAAGAAGAAATAGACTCGATTATAAAACATGAATGAAAAGATAATACAATTTAGAAAGCCTAAACAAAAAAGAAAGATCGTCAAAGACGATTCTTTTGTAGCCAGGTTGCCATACCCTTTGACTATACATACTCTGGTAGATATAGTTGAGAGAATGGGTATAGAACACGAGGGGACTGTACTCCCTGCGTTAAAGTACATAGAAAGAACAGTAGTTAAAAAGGAGAGAGAAGAATAATGGAGAAAGTAATTATATTATTACAACTTTGTTTGCCCAATGACGGAGTGACTGAGTGTGTTTTTTCAAAAGAAGAAGTGAAAAGTCAACAGGCTTGTGAGAGAAAAGTCGAGCAGCTAGAGCATGAATTTTCAGACATAGCCGACTTATTAAACATAGAATGTAAGGAGACAAAGGCATGACATACAACTACGATCACATAATAAAAATTTTAAAAGAAAAACACGGTTGGACAAAGGTGCCACTAATTGAGTTTGAGTGGTGGAAAAAAATTAAGGATGTGAGGTTCTAGATGATTGATGAAAAAAATCAAATACAAATGTTTCTACATTGTAAACAATGTATGGATGAACTACCTCAAGGAGTTTCACCAAGAGAAAATGCTAGGCTTGAGATAGGTTGGACAGTGCATGGATTTCAAGCATGGTGCGTAAGACATGATTCAAATGTTTTGAATGTAGATTTTGAGGGGCATAGACACCCTGCAATTACTACTCGTATAAGGAAGGAAAATTAAGAAATGAACAACAAAGATAGAATAAAAAAAATTAAAAGTCTTTTAGGTTTGAGGGGCGAGGATAGAGAAGATGAATACTATCGTGTTGCAGATGTTCTCTGTGACCTAAGACATTTTTGTGACGCTAAAAAAATTAATTTTTATGACGAAATAGATATGTCAGAAACATTTTATGAACAAGAAAAGGAGTATGAAAATGTATAAATATTTAGATATTCCAGGTTGGTTTAATATGCATGACGCATATGCAAACATTATGAAGTTCGTGGACGATGGGCAAACAATCGTGGAGATTGGTTGTTTTACAGGTAGATCTACAAGATTTTTACTAGACGGATTGGACTATGCAGGTAAACACAATGTCAAAGTTCATGTCATAGATACTTTCAAAGGCTCTGGTATGGAACATTCAAAGGTAGATTTAGCACCAATGTACGATCAGTTTCAAGAAAATCTAAGAGAATATATCGACGACGAAAGAGTGATTGTATATCAGTCAAGGTCAGATAACCCCGATCTTATTAAGTCTTTTGAGGATAATTCAGTAGCTGCCATAATTATTGACGGAGATCACACAATGGAAGCAGTTGAGAATGACGTTTATAATTGGTGGCCCAAAGTAATCGAAGGTGGCATAATGGTTGGTGATGATATAAACTTGGACGCCGTGAAGCAGGGTTGTTACAGAGGCTTGGCAAAACATGGAATTGATACAGTCACACATTGTAAGGGAGACGAGGGATGGTTCGCAAAGATAAAACACCCAGACGCAGACAAACTAGGGAGTCAACTCAAACTCATTCCCGGGGTGAACTCCATGAAGTTAGATGGCTAGACGCATACGAGGAGAGTGCGGGTTGGCACAGCATCGAGGACGCATTAAAGATGAAGCCCAAACCCGTCATTTCAGTCGGCTACATTTTGTGGGAACAAGAAGAATTTGTTATCCTAGCTGCAGATATTGATCCAAAAATCAAAGACCTTTTAAAGAAAGAAACACTTTTAGAAAAGGTGTTAGCACTATTTAAGAAAAAAGATTTAGACGGATCCGACTGTGGAAGAATACAAGTGATCCCCGGTCAGTGGGTCGTGAGCAAAAAACAAATAACTTGAACATAGAAATCATCGAGACTTCAGCAGCCGTCGCTTGTAAATTAAACGAGCTATGGCACTCGAGATTACCACAACTTCATCCAAGTAATGTATGGAGATCTAAAAAATATATTTGTTTTTTATTTATGATTGATGAGGCAGTTGTTGGTGTTGGCATCTGGTCTTCACCAGTGGCTCGCATGTTAAGTAATAAAATATTACTAGAACTCAGGAGACTAGCTCTGAGCAAACACTGTCCTAAAAATACTGCAACATATGTCATGGCTAAAATGGCTAAGACAATTAAAGAAAAGTTTCCTGAGATAGAAAAATTAATATCATACCAAGACACAGAGGTGCATCTGGGAACTATTTATAAGGCAGCCAATTGGACTCCTGCTAATACAAGTGAAGGAGGAGAATGGTCAAGAAAGTCTAGAGGCAGAGCCAAAGTTCAAACAGCTGTGCCAAAAGTACGGTGGGAATATTCTTTATTAAAAGTCAAGTAATTTATTTTAATTTTTATATAGATATTGACTTGCGAACTTTGATATACTAGAAGTTCTCATGAAAAATTACGAACTAGATAAGAAGAACTTAACAGAGTTTGAGCTCAGAAATCTCCTAATAGCCTCACTACAAAATAAGATATCTAAACTAAAGCCTAATCCAACTGTGGTCGAAAAGCCTTCGGCTCAACAATAAAAGCCTTATCTAGCATAGAATCAACTTGGTCTAATAAGTTATCCCAATCCTCTTCCAGATAGCCATTCACTACCCCATCGGAAAAAGTCACCAAGACTTTACCTACTGTATCTTTCAATACCGGGTCGTACACCTGCTGTCGTTGGACAGCTAGTACGATTTTTGTTTTTATATCGTTCAACATAGCGTTGTCCTTTGTAAAAGCGGGAGTCGAAACAGGGTAAATGCTCCCGCTCTTATGGATATTTATATAGGTTTTGTGGATAAAATGATACAAAAAAGTCAAGTAAAAAAGTACCCGCTCACGGCAGAAAGGAGGCCATTGTTGGGATTAGAAGTTTTTAGTCAACAATGACTAATGCCCCGTAAGCGGGTCTTTCGTACATCGCACCCGCTGTTCACGGACGGGTGTCAGACACCGATGTACTATTCAATCGTTTCTAGGCATACGATCGAAACTTTTTAAACCGAGGGGCAGCTATTTGTAGGGATATGAGTGATACCC